AGCGGCCTGCGTTCTAAGGATGTTATCCAGAACCTGTACGCCCTGCGCCTTATACTTTAAACTTTCAGTCTTGGCCTGCAACCGCGCCATAGTCGCTTGCGCCGCAAGCCCTCTGGCTTGCGAGCGAGCGGCCTGCATCTGCGACATTGAACTGGCCGCTGACGCAACCATCCCGATGCCTTGCGCCGCTGTCATACTGCCTGCCGCTGTTCCTATCGCCGCCATAAAAGCCATTTTACTGTCCTATGCTAACCTTAAAATCTATACCCAACAAAGTCATCTTGAGCGGTACTGTTTGACCAATCGTGATCTGGCCGTCATAAGTATAACCCAGAATACCGTGTAAAGTCTTTATTCCTGTAAACTCATCAACATCATCGTCCAACACATCATCGCCGAAGCGCCGGAAGGGTACTTCCTTGCCATTGATTGTCAGCGCCTGCGTTTCAAATAATTCTGCGTTGACCTCGAATATCCGCTTCTTAAAGCCCTTCAGAGAGCCGCTGGGGAGCTTTGGCTCTACTGGCAGTGTCTTTACTTCCGGCGTGAAGTTGAGGCCGACCTGATGGCTCGCAGTCGCCGCCGTAGCAAACGTGACCGTGAACGGCGAAGCAGGCACAGTTTGATCTGCCTCAACAATCCCATCGCGGATGATCTTAACTGTTTCAGCTTCGAGGTGACCCATTGTGACAGATGATGCCGCCCCACCGGTCTTGGCGCAATCGAGTAAGACTGTACTATCAAATAGCTCCACATAATAAACCGTTCCACCGTTGACCGTGCGCTTGACCACCACATAGATATCATCGACATCAACCCCGACATTTAAAAACTCTCCATCGGTTGTCCATTCACTAGGCGCAATCACGTTCTGTGATCTTAGTACTGTATAACACGCTATCGACCCATCGTCACCATTGACTACCAGCAACCGGTCGCCCTCATCAGTTCCAGTTGATTTACGCACCGCCATCTCTTCTGGTGTCTTCAACAGATGAGATGATAGCAGTGATATCTTGGCTGACGTGTATGCATTCTGCGTGTCGGTAAATAAGAACTCTTGTAATGCCTTGCCCTGACGTTGAACAAAAATAGTTGCGCCATCAATGTTTTGCAGTCTGATGCCGGGCTTAGTGCCAAAGCCGGTCTGTTGCTTCACGATAAGATTGGTGGGCGTGATCGGCTCATCTAAAGTCTGAGGCACATAGAACTCGCCGCCAGTCGTAAAGACTTGCAGATGACGACCAGAGAATATATCAACAATCGCATTGAACGTGCCGGTATCCAGCGTGGCTTCTACCGCCGCGTCATCCAATGATTCGCCGGGGTTAAAGTTAAAGAAATCCGACACGCGGCTACCATAAAGTGTTGACGGCCTGCTATTCAAGCCGCCGAAAAACAGCCTGCCCTCATGAAATGTCACTGAGCGCGGATAACCTCTTGTGGCTGACCACGCATCTTCATAACCATTTTCAAGCTCCCAATCACCGGGAACAATAGCATCAGTGTCAAAGAACGGTGTTTCGACAAAGGCTTTGACAACCGTATTGCTAACATACTCAGTAATTCTTGCCCTGCCAAAACCGTTTAAAACATTAATATATTCATCAACACTATTCGCCCCCCACGCCTTAATTTCATAACCGCTAGTTGCGTCAGGTGCTGTGTCAAACGCCTTAGACACTGTAGCCACTTTTGTTGACGCGACATAGTCAGATATAAGTCTATGCTGGCCAGCGCCAGTGCCACTAGTGATGTGAAGTGAAAAACCATTACACGCATCATCAGTAGTATAGCTGGTGGCGGCCTTTAGCGTAATTGTCGTTGATGTGCCGCCCTGCGCTGTGCCGTTGTCTGTCGTGACACTGGATGCCGTCAGCGTAATGTTGCCGGATGTTGCGCTAGGCGTAATCGTAAAGTTAGGGCTGACGATAGTTTGCGTATAGGCATACTTAGGCACATATGTAAACGATAGTGTGCTAGCCGTCCAATCGCTATCAGTTGCGCCGCGCACAATCTTTAACGGCGCTAAGTCTTCATGCACAACAATAACGGTATCCGCTGACTGCACCCAGTTCATCTCTGGGATGATGGCGCTGGTAACAGCCGCCACGGTGAGATAGTCATTGCCTGATCCATTGATGTCGGTAATCAACGCGCCGTTTTTAAAGATATACATTTTGCCCGGAGTAAACACCAACATATAGCTGTCAGACACACTGAACTCAAATGACACCATCCGCACAGCCGTACCAGCGCCACTGTCTAACGCGGCTATAAACTTAGTACCGTCACGCCGTTTAGCACCGCCCTGCGGCTGGATGCTGACATTGCGAGCTGTCGTCAACCCAGACCCATACTGACCTATGTCAGTCCGAGCGCGTAGCTTTGGGTCAAGCTCGCCAGATGTGAAGTCGTTTTGTATCTGGATGATCCGGCTCATGTTAGAACCTTATATCTGAAATCGGAAATTCCTGTATGCTCTTGGCTGGCTGGTCAATGCCGTCAATGTTAATTGCAACGCGAACCAAGCCGCCACGCATATTATCAGATGGTGAACCATATGCTTTGCCGTGATAGTAGTCAGCCTTGGTAAGCTGGTCAGTAATCGGTTCGGCAAACTCAGCGGCCAGTGCTGTCTTCAACAGGCGCACAAAGTATGGTGGAAAGTCGGCAGGCTCTGGCCGATACTGGTAATCAACATAAACCGTTTCCAGATTAGTGTATAAGCCGCCTGCATAAATCTCATATTCGCGCACTGGGCGCTCCGCTACAGCGCTGGTCGGGAATACCGCCTTGGGTAGCCCTAGCCTGTCGCCGGGTAGCTGGTATTTATATTTCCATTCATTGATTGGTGTATCGAGCAATTGCGCTAGCTGTACTTTCTTTAGTGTCCAGCTATATGGGTACTGCATCAGCAAGGTGTCGCGCACATCGTCATAAAGCCGATCTGCAACCTGTGCCTCGTCTGTGCCGTCAGAAAATGATGATAGTGGGGAAGCGCCAAGCATAATTAGCGCATCGGAGCAGATTGATAGTTTAGTGTCGCCAGAGGCCATATTCTACTCCTATAGAAGGATGGGGCGACCTAAGCCGCCCCAGCCGTATTAGTCACTGTCAGTCATTGCAACGGCAGTGCCGTCAGTCACATCGACAACGCCTGATGCGTTCGATGCAACCATAACGATTGACATAGTAGGTGTTGCACTATCGTGAACGAAGATCACATCACCAACTGCCAGAGTGTCTGACAAGTCGTTGAAATAACCGGCTGTGTTCACAGTCGCAATAGCATCTGCACTTGTGTAAGTGTACATGCTCGGTGCGTTACCTCTTTTAGAAGCGCCAATCACGCCCCAACCTGTAGATGAAAAAGCCATTATATAATCCTTTCCTACTCGGTTGCGCTGATCTTGACGATGCCTTCATCGTCAATGGCCACTGCGCCAGCAGAGAACATTGAGCTGACAAGGAAGGACGTTTTTTCAGCTATGTAATTTATCTCACTACGCTGGTTCATGCCAATGCCCATACCAATAGCATCACGGTGGAATGCGAAGCTAGTGCGTGTGGACGGTAATGGCAAGCCACCTTCGTCACGATCACCAAGTGTGATGAACTTGAAACCAAGGAAGGTATCAATATCACCTTGAACCAGTGCTTTCACGCTGGCGAAGTCAGAGCTAGTCAGCTCAGTTTCGTCTAGCAGTGATGACAGGCCATTGGCGTGGATGATCATGCAACGGCCTTCGGAAGGTACGTTGTTTGCATCCATTGCTTTTTTAGCCGCCAGCAACTTGGCGAGGTTCATGTTTGTGCCAGTGCCACCAATGTCTGTGCCGACAGTTGATGGAGCTGATGCGGCGTTCAGCGCGTCAATGACTAGCTGATCCATCCGGCGGCCGATAGCCGCGCCAACCACTTGAACAAGCTCACGGCGCTCGTCAAAGTTGACCTTCTGCTGGTTAAAGATATCTGAATATTCAGCCGCAATGTAGTCACTCATACTGGCTGTAACCTGTGAATAGGTAACATTCAGAGGGGTTACGTCTGACTGTGGTACGCGCACAGTCGCAGTGCCTTTCCCGATCTTCGGGAACTTCACTTGATTACCTTCGACATTTGTTCTTTCGCGAGTTACGCCAGCAAGAGCGCGAGCGCTCTGATATGCCTGCTTCACCTCGGCATCGAACATTTGAACGAAAGCGTTTGAAATGCCTACTGCCATTTCTATCTCCTTCGGATAAAGTTAAATACATAAGTCGTTACAGGTATCCAGAGGCTGGGCTGTCACTTGGGCATAAACGCTACGCCCCCAAACGTGGGCGACAGATCGAAGAACGATTGCCTGTCAAGTAGAAATAATAATGGAAAAACTGGGGCGTGTAAACACCCCAGTTAATTTACATAGCTTGGTAGTCCTGAGTGCCATACATTTTCTCAAACATCTTCTCTACCTTAGCCCGGTAGGTCGGATCATTTAGATACTCAGGCTTGGCCACCATTGCGGTTAGCTCTTCCTTGGATGGCGCACCTTCCGGCTGGCCAACCTCAACAGGAATAGAGCGGTCACCGTAATAGCTTCTAATCTTTTGCAAAGCTCGGATGCCCTGAGCTGTGCCACCCATAATCTTGAACTCTTCGAAGTCATCATTGCCCCATACGCCTTTGCGTACCAAGGACTGACCCCATTCGCTCATAGACTTGATGACAGCGTCAGCATTGTTGCCCAGCTTCTTATATTCTTCTTGATAAGAAACCTCAGCCTGTTGCGCTTCATTGCCAGCCATATCAACAAATTTACTGGCCAGCTCTTCAAACGCCGCTTGGCTAACGCCATTCTGCTTCGCCCAATCCTTATAAGTATTGAACAGCTCATCGTCTTCGGGAATGTTCGCCTCTTGAAAAGCACTAACGTCATACTCTTCCGGCGCTTTGTGCTTGCCCTGCGAAAATTTCTTTTGTAGCTCATTATAGCTTTTCACAAGGTTTTCTAAATCCGGCCCTTCGTCTTCATTCCAGAATTTTTCTGGATACCAGTCTGGCCGTTCAAACTCAGTTTCTTCACCCTCAGCCGCAACTGTTGTGCTTTCTAGTGTCGGCTCTGTATCGGGTTTAATGTGTGAGATACCTGTATCTGCTTGCTGGTTGTCTTTGCTGTCTTCGCTTTCGATTTCAGCAGAGGCCATCAAGCCTTCGGGTTCATCATTCATAGGTGTCTAGCCCTCTTCATTCTGCGTTCGATTTCTCGAACTATGCTGTTTTGACCTTCTCTGGCGTAACCGTGTGAGGCTTCCTCACCGGGATACCAAGTCGGTTGCTCAATCGTTTGCGACCTGAGATGCTGTAGCAACTCTTGCCCATCGTCAGACCCAAACACGCGCAGATACAGACGATCAACATCATCTTGCATATCCACAACGTCCTTCCGCAACTCAGGCTCAACTGTCCTAAGCGCGTCCCAACCTTCTTCAATCATTTAGATAGCTCCCTCTGGCGGCAGGCCAGCACCCTCTGGCGGCATCTGCCCACCTTCTGCTGGCAACATGCCCTGCTGTTGTGCGGCGGCTTGTGCCATTTGTGCCGCCATCTCAGCGGCCTGTTGCCGTTCTTGCGGTGATGTACGCAAGTCAGCCGGTATGCCCAGCTTGTCAGCCACATAGTCTGGTATTGCAGTGGTGCGAACAGCGAGCTGGCCATCAGGGCCTAAGCTCGATGAGAGCTGAACCCACTGCATAATCTTCTCAATATCGCCAAGGTTCTGAGCCTGAGCAATCGGGCTGACCGGTGTCACCTTAACCTCAAGGCCATTCACCTTTAGCGGCATCTCAATCAATCCGCGCTCATCCATCACATATAAAATGCGTGAAATCAGCGGTATCATTGTTTCGTTTATGAGGCGGCCAAACGCACTGCCTAGATTTGTGGACAGCTCTTGCATCTTTGCCGATACCTCGGTAGCTGACCGAGCTGACATATTGTCTGGCGGCAGGGTGTCGTCCATCATAATCTTTTTGATGTTCATCCGCAGATCATTAATAACAATCTGGCTGACGTTAAAATCACCGGTTCGCGGCAATGGGCGCAGGCTTTCGCCGTTCGGGCCACCATTACGCGCAACCGGAATGATTGCACCGGGTCTAATGCTGACCGCTTGTGGGTTAAGCACACCATCGTCTGCCGCTGTATACACACCAGCTATACTTATGCTGGCGTTCTTCAACAACAGCTCTAGTGTTTTGTTTAGTGTCTTGATGTCTGGGATAGCAGTGACTAGCGGCCCACGACCATAGACCTCACCGGCTACCTTCATATATCGCGCCACAACCCAAGGGCTGGACTTCATGCGGCGCATCAATAGCTGGTCTTTGCCTTCTGGCCAGATCACATAATAGCAGTAATCGCCTTGCTCAGGGTCATACATCGTGGCTTCCATCAGATCAATCTCACTGGTCGGATGCTCATCAATCAAACGCTGTAGGCGTTCCGATATCTCTGCGTCAGACCAATGTTGCTTAATGGCTTCAGCCTTCATACGCATCCGGCGATAGATGTTGTCTACCTTGCCGTGTGCGCCTTCTTCGATAGCCACCAGATATTGCGGCACGGCAGTGAACCTAATAGGCGTGATCTCATCGCCGGGCTGGATCAGCATGACGGCAGTGCCTACTGCCAAGTCCATCAAGAACTCACCCATAGCCAGATCAAAGTTAGTCTGACGCAACAACGCAAACATCTTCTCAGCGTAAATGTCTAGCGCAGACTGCGCCTCTAAGCGCCGCGCCTCTGGTATGTCAGTACCCGGCTCTAGCCGACACCAATTAGAATATGGCGGAAATAAGCCAGACTGAATGCGATTAGCAAAACGCTGGGTAGAATTGATGGCGGTACTATCGAAAACACGCGCCATTTTGTTTTGGCCGGGCGATCCGCCACCTTCATAATTACCGTCATACAGATTGCGCTGTGGCAGAGCGAACTCATAACAATCTTCGTAAATCTGCCGCCAATTGTCTTTACGGCGCTGTGCTAACTCATAGCGCTTGATAATCTGTTGTACGTCCATCATGATTTTTTATGCCTTTGTGCAAAGTTGCGAGCCGCTTCCTTAGAACCAAAGCCCCAAGCGCGTAGTGCCAAACCAAGCCGTGTTGGCTTGCCGTCTTTCTTCTCAGCGCCAGACATGCCAGCAAACCGTGCGGCAAAGGACACACGGCGCGGATTAGTTCCTGACTTGACTGGCCGCTTTAAGTTAGAACCCTCTTTGCGCTTAAAATACTTGCGCCCTGCCTCATTTAGGCCACCTTTAGGGTTCTGGTACTTTTTAGCTGGCATCAGCTTCTCGCGGCTCTCATGTTGTCAATAAGATTTGGATATGGACGGCCAGCCTTTTTAGCGGCGCGCATTGCGGCTCGCTTCTTGGCCGGTGATAAACCCTTTGGCTTGCCTAAGTCCTTTGGGCGCTTTTTATCCCACACCTGTTTCATTTCTTTTTCGCCATTTTAGTTTTCATAGACGCGCCAGCAACACGGCCACCGGTCTGCTTGGCATACTCTTTTGCCATCTTCATGCCTGACTTGGTATACGCAAATGTGCGCGTCTTACCATCCTTGGATACAACCTTTGGCATCATCCTACTCCTAATCTGGTTTTCTCCGCCCCTGCCGTCATTGTGTCGCTACGACCTAATCCACCGCCTTGCGATAACATTCTGTCCAAACTCATCAGCGGCCGGCGATCGCCACGACCACCGCCAGCTCTTCGGCGCGATGCCTCTAACTTTTCTGCGCGTGTTGCGCCTGCCGGCGCGTCTGGCTTCTCT